ACAGCCTCAGCGCGACTCAGATATTGTGTAGGCTGGTCAGCAAGCTGTTTCTGCAAAGAAAAATATTGCAAAATGTAATCGGCCAAAATCTCTTATGGGACAATCTGGTGGCCGTTCGGGAACTATTTTAACGAGTGGTTTGGGTGAGTCTGCAGCCGTTCCTGGTAAAACTTTACTGGGTAGCTAATGCAAACCAAGCGACAAAAATACGAAACATTACGTGGTCAGCTCGATCTTGAACGTTCGTCGTTTACAGCTCACTGGCGTGATTTATCAGATTACATTTTACCGCGCAGATCACGTTTTACATTATCTGATGTGAATCGTGGCGAGCGTAAAAATAAAAATATTATTGATTCGACTGCGACATTAGCAGCCAGGACTTTACGTTCTGGGATGATGGCTGGTATTACGTCACCGGCGCGTCCGTGGTTTCGTTTAACGACTCCTGATCCAGAGATGGCTGAGTTTGGTCCGGTGCGTGGGTGGCTCGATCAAGTTCAGAATCGAATGACGACAAGTTATTTGCGATCAAATTTATATAACATTCTGCCGATTGCATACGGTGATTTGGGTGTGTTTGGAACTGCGCCGATGTTTATCGAAGAGGATTTTACAGGCGAGGTATTACACACGCAGTCGTTTCCGATCGGTTCATACATGATCGCGAAAGATGCCAAAGGAAAAGTAAATACATTTTTCCGTGAATTCAGAATGACTGTTCGCCAGGTCGTGGAGATGTTCGGCGCGTATGGTCCAGATGGACAGCCTAAGTGGGATAATTTCTCGACTTACGTTCGCAATCAATATTTGAACGGCGAGTACGAATCATGGATCGACATCTGTCACGTGGTCTCACCAAACACTGATTACAATCCAAAGAAATTATTTGCTAAGCACAAGAAATTTTCCTCATGTTATTACGAGCGCGGTATGTCTGGAAAAAATAGTTATCTCGGCACTGACGATATGGAAAAATATTTACGTGAATCAGGATATGATTATTTCCCAGTGTTGTGTCCACGTTGGGAAACGACAGGCGAGGATGTTTATGGAACATCTTGTCCTGGTATGGAGGCGCTCGGCGATATTAAACAGCTGCAGCATGGTGAAAAACGGATCATGGAGGCAGTTGATAAAATGATTCGGCCACCGATGACAGGTCCCACCAGTTTGAGAAATCAAACGGCATCGATTTTACCAGGGGATATTACTTATGTGGATGCGACCAGTGGCCAGGGTTTCAGACCAGCGATTGAATTAAATTTTAACGTTCAGAATATGGAAATGAAACAGAACCAAGTTCGCCAGCGAATTCAGCGTGCGTTTTATGAGGATCTGTTTTTAATGTTGGCAAATAGTGATCGTCGTCAGATTACCGCTCGTGAAATAGATGAGCGACATGAAGAAAAATTATTAGCGCTAGGACCAGTACTTGAACAGTTAAATCAGGATTTACTTGATCCATTAACGGATATTGCATTTGATATTCACGTTAGACAAGGTTTAATTCCGCCGCCGCCACAAGAGCTAGAGGGTGTGGATTTAAAAATCGAATACGTTTCGATCATGGCTCAGGCCCAGAAAATGATTGGTATCGCAGGCGTGGATCGATTCACTGGATTTGTCGGGCAGCTTGCGCAGTTTGATCCTGGCGCGCTTGATAAAATCAAATCAGACAAAGTAATTGATGTGTATGCAGATATGACGTCTGTTCCACCATCGATTGTACGATCTGACGAGGAAGTTTCTGCAATCCGCGAATCACGCGCACAAGCTCAGCAGCAAGCGAATGCGATGGCGATGGCTCAGTCTGGCGCTCAAACAGCTCAGACATTGTCGCAGACTCCGGTTGGTGATGATGGATCATCTGCGCTGAATGCTATTGTTGGTGAGGCTTAATGGCAGTTGTTAATCATACAAATGAACACTTAACGACTCACGGTGAAAAAGCGTGGATCTATACGTGGACAGATATGAAAAACGGCGATGTTGGTCAACCAATTGAAATGCCGACAGCAGCTGATCGATCGATTCAAGTTGTTGGAACGTTCGGCACTGTACAGTTGCAAGGCTCGAATAATGGAATTGATTTTCCACAGTTAAATGATTTGCAGGGTGATCCTCTGCAGTTTACTGCGGCTGGATTAGAACAGATTATTCCAATTGCTAGATACATGCGACCAGCGGTTTCGTCCGGTGATGGTTCAACAAATATAACAGTTTCAATTTTAATTAGGAGATAATTTATGAGTAAAGCAAATGGTTTTGAGAATGATGTTTTAGAATTAACATTTAATTCCACACTAGCAGCGCATCTCGGTGTTTTAGACACTGATGGAAATACAAATTTATATGTGGCGCTGCATACTGGTGATCCTGGCGAGGGTGGATCGCAAACGACTTCTGAGTGTGCGTATGGCGCTTATGCTCGTGTGGCCGTGACTCGCGCATCAGATGGCAGTGGCTGGACAGTTTCAGGAAATCAAGTTCAGAACACAGCGGTTATCAATTTTCCAGAGTGTACATCTGGATCTGAAACAGTGACGCATTTTTCAATTGGTACGGTGACGAGTGGTGCTGGACAGATTTTATATAAAGGTGCATTAACAGCATCTCGAAACGTTTCATCAGGTATCACTCTACAATTTCCAGCGACATCGATCACGATTACTGAGGACTAATGACTAATCAGGAAATGCTCGGCTTATTAAAAGGAAACATAGAGCAGAAACAAATGCTGTATGATTATTTTTCTCAAAAGATCTCTCAAGGCGGGGTTTTAGAGGATAATGAAATTCCTTTATTTGAGGCTGTAAGAAAAGATTTAACTAAAAAAATTATTCAGATGTCAGGATCTGCAAGTGGCGCTAGTGGGTCGCACTCATGATAAGAGGCGTATGGGATTACGTTCAGGCAATTGATAAAGGTCAGACGCATTACTCGACATGGCGAAAAGCGCCATCTCAGGCTAATACGGCTGGTAATTGGTTTGATCTTTCAATGAGTCCTGGAACGCCACTACCTCAGTACTATGCAGCGTCGCCATTAGTTGCACAGCAATTAAAAAGATCAACTGATGGTGGGCTTAATCATGGGGCGTCGGTCTCATCAACGGGGCATCAAAAATATTTGAAACGATTTTTAATGATGGGTGATTCAGCGTTTGGCGTGCCGATGCCTTACATTATTTGTGACTATCTTTTGTATTATCCATTTGTGGACATGGGAACGAATGACGAGCAAGTAATGGATAATACTTTGACATTGCCTCGCTATACTGACGGCGTTGGTTTGCAAATCATGCCTGTTTCTGTCGCGTCTGGAACTGGTTTGGCTCCACGGTTCACGGTTAATTACACAAACTCAGACGGTGTTTCTGGGCGAACAAGCAAAGTCGTTTCATTAACCTCGGCGGTAGCCAATGGCTCTGTCTTAACGGCTCATCACAACCTTGCGACGGTTATCGGGAATACTCCGTTTATTGGATTACAAGAGGGCGACAAAGGTGTCCGCTCTATCGAGTCGGTTACGTTTACAGCTTTAGACGTTGGCTTGATTGCTTTAGTTTTAGTTAAGCCATTAGTGACCGGAACGTTTTACGAACAAACCGCTCCTAGCGAAGCTGAGTTTATAGTTCATCAATCGCAGTTACCAAAAATTTATGACGATGCTTACTTAAATTTAATCGTGTGCCCAAACGCTGCGATAAACACAAGATCTTTTTTCGGTGAAATAGAAACAGTTTGGAATAAATAGGAGAATTATTATGGCAGGTTTTACAAGTTTTGACGATATGATTCAGCAATCAACCGTGAACGGTAGATCATTGCGCGTTGACTGGAACAAGTTACACAACCCTACGACTGCGGCAGTGGCGGCAGAATGTCACTTTATGACTCGCGGAGCTGGCAGCCCAGGCGCAGATGCTCTTTTTAACACTGGAACAAATTTAACGTTTCAACCCGTTTCTGATTCGACAGCAAACGCATCGTCAATTCAGCACGGCGGAAGTGTAACACCGTATTATAAATACATTGCAAACGCCTCGGCGTTTTCAGCCGCCGCAACGACTGCGCCTTGCAACTTGGTGTTAGTTGATCTAGTTGGTTTTTACAGAAAAACATCAGTAACGACGACGACGGCGCAATCGACTACTAACACGCTTTCGGCGTTCTCAACATTTACGGCGGATGCGGGAACAGACACACTAACTCACACAAATATAAATTTAAGGCCCTACACTCGTGTTCAAGTTTCAACGACGACGACTCTGCCCGCTGGGTTGTCAGCTGCTACGGATTATTATGTAATCTGGGTATCTGATTTAACTTGCAAGCTTGCAACGTCTTACGCTAATGCGGTTTCCGGTACTGCAATCAATATCACAGACGCAGGAACTGGAACGCACACTGTAAACACTCTGTTGCCTCGATATACAAACGGCGATGGACTTAAAGCAATTTTCTGGAATACGAACGCGACGCCATTGGGCGCGGCCACTCCGAATTTAAGTTTAGGTTATACTAACAGCGAACAAACTGCATCTCGTGCAACGCCGACAACTTTGCCTATTGGGAAAACGGCGGCCAGCAATACTTTGATTTTGTATTCGGGCTCGGGCTCTGGAAAATACAACCCATATATGCCGATGCAGGGCGCGGATTCTGGTATTGCACAAATAGACACGATTCAAAATTCAACTTCTTATGTGTCGGGGGAGTACTCTGTCGGATTAGTAAAACCGCTTTTGACTTTGCCTATTACAACATTAGGGATTGCATCAGAGCGTGAATTTTTCTCACAGGTTCCAGGCGGCGCGGCTCGCTTATATGACGGTGCTGCGCTCTATTGGATACTCTGCTCAGGCGCAGCGACGCCGGTCAACTCATCAATCTTTGGTCACTTTGACGTCGTGTGGGGCTGATAGATGGCCTTAATTGGAAATCGCTCGATCTTAAATAAGTCTTATCAAAGAACGTACGGTGGCACGGCTACCGCTGCGACCTTTCATAACAACAATAAGTCGTCATTAATGGCCTCTAGTATTTTAAGATCACGAGCACAACTCCAATTTAAAAAAGCATCTATTCCTGGAACAGGATACGGACCTGGCTCGGCGTTTATGATGCCAATGGCCGGCGGTGAGCTTGGTGTTCAGAGAGTAAACGGCGTTGCGACAGTAACGTCTGGCGAGATTGCAGCAATGATTGCGGCGCTAGATGCGATCGCCGGCGTTGCGACAGTGGTCGGGTTTGCTAATGCTGTTGGTTTAATTGAAATAGCCGGCGAATCTGATGGCGTTGCGAGCGTAACCGCTGACACGCTAGTTACGTCGTCAATGAGCAGTACAATTTCTGCGGCGGCGACAGTGGCGGCAAATCTTGGCGCAGTCATTCCTTGTGAGGCATCGAGCGCGGGTATCGCTACATCATCGGTAAATTTGAAAGGTATCGGACGATTAAACGCGACTCTTTCAATCGGTGCGTCTGGCTACTTATCAAATGACGATGTTGAGAGATTAGCTGATGCTGTGGCTGGAATTTCAGTTGAGTCTAGTTATGATTTACAGCAGGCATTGAGATTAATCTTGTCAGCCACGGCAGGCAAGGTTTCTGGTGCTGACACGACTACGATTACATTTAGAAATGTTGGCGATTCGAAAAACCGAATTGTTGCAACTGTTGATAGTGATGGAAATCGAACGGGGATAACTTACGATGTTTCCTAAAAAATATTTCTCAATCAAGTATTACGCACAGCTTTATTATCCACCGAGTGGTGCGATTATAATTGAACCAAATGTTTCATACCCGTACCATTTTATCAGAAGGTCTAGACGATGAATAATAACAAACCGTTAGTGAAAAACGCAGCAGACGAAAGTCAAGTACGTCAGGCTGAAGTTAAAATGAAATTACTTGATGATAAAAACTTTAACGATTTAAAATTTATTTTAGATTCAGATCAAGGCCGCCGATTCATGTGGCGAGTATTATCTGAGTGTGGAGTTTTTCAAACTAGTTTTAGAACGTCGAGTGAAATTTACTATCTCGAAGGTCGTCGAAGTATTGGATTAAAATTGTTAGCCGAGATTATGGATTGCGATCCACAGGCTTACATTAAAATGAGCACACAAAAGGAATCATAATATGTCAGAACAAACAGCGCCAAATACTGCAGCTCAAGCTACACCTAACACTACAGTATTAGCACCGAATCAAGAGGCTGTAGCCGCAGTCTCACAACAACCAACTCCATTAGTCGCAGCACTAATTGAACCAGCGAATCCACCTGCTGAACCAGCGAAAGCGGCCATAGAGCTAGCTCTCAAGGTTCCAGACGATTCGTTTTTAAAGCCGAGTGAAGTCGAACAAATCAAATCCTACGCGAAGGAAAAAGGTTTAACTAACGACCAAGCTCAAGAGCTTTTAAATCAAAGACATGATGCAATTCAGGAGTTTGTTAAGGACCGTCAAGCCGAAAACTCACAGGTTCAGGCGAAGTGGTTGGAACAGGTCAAGTCAGATCCAGAGATCGGTGGCGAGGCGTTTGGCCAAAACGTCGAAATCGCAAAACGAGCTTTGGATAAGTGGGCCTCACCAGAAATTCGCCAGTACTTAGAGGAAACACAATTAGGGAATAATCCCGATGTTGTTAAGTTTTTTGTTCGTATTGGTAAAGCAATGGCAAACGACACGCTGGTCGTTCCTGGCGCGCAATCCGGCGCATCGGGCAAGACAGCAGAGGAACGTATGTATCCTAATCATAAACCAAATAACTAATTTTATAGGAGTATAAAATGGCTGGCTTAAACGCTAACGCACTAACGATCGTAGACTGGGCAAAAAGATTAGACCCAGATGGAAATGTTCCAGTAATCGCGGAACTATTAGCTCAAACAAATGAACTTTTGGCGGACATGCCGTTTGTTCAAGGTAACTTACCGACTGGTCACCGCACGACAGTTCGTACTGGTTTGCCGACTGTTTACTGGCGTTTATTGAACCAAGGTGTTCAACCTAGTAAATCAACAACTGCACAGATCGAAGAGTCTTGCGGTATTTTAGAGGCTTGGTCTGAGGTCGATGTTGAATTAGCACACCTAAATGGAAACTCTGCGGCGTTTCGTTTATCTGAGGCGAAAGCATTCATCGAGGCAATGAATCAAGAGATGGCATCAACTGTATTTTACGGAAATTCCGGTTTAGCTCCAGAAGAGTTTAACGGATTATCAGTACGATACTCATCAACTTCTGCAGCTAGCGGACAAAACATTGTCCTTGGTGGTGGTGTTGGTGCAGATAACGCATCTATTTGGTTAGTATGCTGGGGTGAACAAACTGTTCACGGTATTTTCCCAAAGGGATCTAAAGCCGGATTACAACATAAAGATCTTGGCGAAGTTACTGTTGAGACGACTGCAGGCGTGGCTGGTTCACGTATGCGCGCCTTACAAGAACACTTTCAATGGAAAACAGGCGTGTCTGTTAAGGACTGGCGCTTTGCTGTTCGTATCCCGAACATCGATATTTCTGCATTAGTAGCGAAATCATCAGCTGCAGATTTACAGGAATTAATGATCAAAGCGATCTATCGTATTCCAAACTTGAAAATGGGAAAACCAGTTTTCTACATGAACCGCACTGTTATGCAAATGTTGGACATCCAACGTCGTGACGATGTGTTGTCTGGTGGTGGATTAACTTACGCAAATGTTGATGGAATTATGACTCCTCATTTCCGTGGTATTCCATTGAAGGTTTGCGACGCATTAACTGAAGCAGAAACTCTGGTTTCTTAATTTTAACGAAATATATAGGAGACATTTAAAATGTATCAAGACGCATTATTAACATTTTCAAGTGCCCAGGCTGTAACAGCTACTGCGGCATCAACTAGCCACATCGATTTAGGTGCGGTACGAAACATCGGTGTTGGTGAAAACCTTTACATCGTGTGCGTTTGTACTGTTGCGATGACTGACGCCTCATCTGATTCTACCGTAGCGGTATCATTAGAGGGTGATAGCAC